TTAGTCAGCACTTTTGATTACGCCGTCAGCGGCGTTTTCCTCTACGTTTTCTTCAGCTACGATGTCATCTATCTTGTCACAAACATCTTCTACTACAACACCTGTAGTCATTGTAAGCGCGCCACGGCCCACTGCTCGGATACCTTTATACATACCAGAACAATAAACTTCTTTGTTTTCAATAACTTGCTCAACCGTAGTGCAGGAAGCCATAAGCAGTGCAACACTAAATATCAACGCCAGTCTTACCATTTTTCTGGTCCTCTAGGAACTTAGTTAAGCGGGCTTTGTACCCGTCCATAAAGTGGTCTGAGACCCTATCTTTAATGCCCCGATCCTTCTTACGAAGGTACTTACTGGGGTTGATATAGTCCACGCCACCGTTTGAGAAGTACAGCATATCTTGGGACTTGCTTGGTCCGTAGCATAGTCGAGGCACGCGGGGTACGGAATCGCTGCCGTTTATAACTGAAATCTGGTTATCTAGCGTCATAGCACGCTTAAAGCCCTTGAAGAACGTATTGGGCTTACCAAAAGTAATCAGGTTTAGGTTGTCGTGTTTGCCTTTTAGTTTTGCAGCGGACAGTTCCGCTAGTGCTCCACCGAGGCTATGCCCACAGATTAGTGTGCGCTTACTGTAGTCTATATGCTCTTCGATTTCGTCCCATACTGAGGCGTGAGCAGCGACAAACCCACCGTGACACAGCCGACCGGCGTACGGTACAGGCACAGGGAACAAGTTAAAAGCCCAGTCACCCACCTGCTGCGTGCCACGGAACACTATAATGTCGACGGTCTTGCGCTTAACAACAAACGCAGTGGTCGAGGTCAAAGCTGACTCTATCTTAATGGCGTCTTTGTTCTTGTCGTTGTAAGCCTTCATAGACCAACTACAGGCCATGTTCAGCAGTACGGGATCGAGTTTCATAAAGAGCCTAGTCTTCTTTGTGGTATTTCAAATCAGTCTGTAAGATCAGAACTTCTTTTTGCAGGCTTATTACTTCTTCTTCGAGCTTTCGTATATCAGGAAAGATATAGTTGTTCTGGTTGCCCCTAAGACCTCGCGTCTCTTGGGCGTTCATGTCTATACGCTCACTGATATTGGCATAGCCCCAAGTAGCAACCGCTACTATAGTTATGATCTGCAAGAGCCAAACTACGCTTATCGTTAGCTCTGATCTGTCGTTTAGCTTTGGGGCTGCCATAACTCATATAACTACGGTTTAGGAGTAAAATCAAAATAAGAGCTGGCCGCAGTACCCGCAAGGATCGCACCGAGAATAAGTGTTGTGAATATCTGCACGAAGGTTTTGCCCGCTGTGCGTTTTACTGACCGCCAAGAGTCTAGAAGATCACGTACTTCCCGCACGTCATGAATAGCGTCGTCGTCTTGTAAACCCACGTCACGTAAGGCTTTTTTAGCCCCCGCTTCCGCAGCACGCTGTATCATTGCTTCTAGCTCTAATTCGGTCATCTCATGGGTACTCCTACTGCTTGGCTATACCTATTTTACGCTACTTCTTGTTCAAGGCGCGGATCAACCCAATCAGGGCAAAGTTCCCATGCGTCATTGACGTAGTTGTATTTACAACCGTACCAATCTTCTGGCTCAGTTACGCCTTCGATCAGTGTAGAGTTATTAGCGTTCAGGTCGCCAATGATGAAGTCCAAGTTAGCAGGGTCGCCCACTTCGATGTGGTCTGCTGTGATGTTTATCTGCTTGTCGTCCGCAAAGAGGTACTTAGAGCAGTTCATTTCGCATACTATAGTTTTCATGATTATCCTTCCAATAGGATTGAGGTTGATGATAAACCCCTGCCCGCAGGGACAGAAGTGACGGAGCCTACTCCGGTTGAGTATTGATTTACACTATCCGCAGCGCTGCCAACAATGAACATTTTATTACCCGTGGTGTTAAAGCTCATGGCTTGTGGTGAAGTGCTGTTGGCAGCTACGGAAAAGCTACTAGCAAAAGATGCGGTAGAGAGGTCGAAGCCGGTAGACAAATCGTAGCTATTAACATTATCTGCGACATTCCCAACAACAAACATTTTAGTTCCGTCAGTGTTAAAGGTCATTCCGGTTGGGCCTGTTTCTTGCGAGGCTACGGAAAAGTTTTGAGTGTAGCTTGCAGTAGAGACATCAAAGCCCGCCGATAGGGCGTACTCAAGTATATCTTGCCCATTCCCCCCAACGATGAACATTTTAGTTCCATCGGTGTTAAACGCTATATCTATGGGGTTTGTTTCTTGGGGTGCTACTGAAAAACTATCAATAAAAGTGACTGTTGAGCCAAGGTCAAAGCCCGTAGACAATGTGTACTCGTTTACGTCGTCCCCGTTGCTACCGACAACAAACATTTTAGTTCCATCGGTGTTAAAGGCGACACCCATAGGGGCTGTTTCTTGTGCAGATACTGAAAAGTTCTGCGTGAAGCTTGCGGTAGATACGTCAAAACCAGTAGTCAGAGCGTACTCATTTATATCTTGTCCCACTTGCCCAGAAACAAACATTTTAGTTCCATCGGTGTTAAACGCTAAGCCTGTTGGAATTGCTTCTTGTGCATTGACAGAAAAACCTTGAACGTAGGTAGCCCCCGCAATTACATACGGTCCAGAAACCGTAGGTGAACTTATAGACCCATCCGCCTGAACGTAGTAGTCCGCCCCCACCGTTAGCCCGCTCAGCTTCTCACTAACCCCACCCTGCACAATCACTGCGCCTGTGGCTGTATCGGCTATGGCTTGGTCTGTTATGCCTATGAAGTCGGTGTAGTTAGAATCCGCAGCACGTTCTACTTGGTACGAGAAACCTATAGCGTCAAAGGTAGAGTCTTCTATGTAAGTAAAAAAGCTGCGTTTAGCTACCGCGTCATATGTGCCTGCGTATCCGGCATCTTGAGTGCCATTTCTTTGTACGTTAGAAACATTAGTAACAGCGGAAAAACTTGGTGTAGTACCACTTATACTTATTTCTACTAGGTTCTGAGTTCTTGGAGTTACTTGATTATCTTCAAAAAGCACTACGACTTTATTTGCGATAGGATCGTAAACTGGTTGGATTCCAGTATCCATTTGTATTGTTGAAAAAGTTTCAGCACCGAAATCAACCCCGTTACCTGCGGGGTAAGCGACAACAGCGGTTAAAACATCTCCCGTCCCTTTATAGACTATTAGACATTTTCGTAATGAAGAAACATAAACAATTTCCGGCCTAGAAACGGTTGTGGAAAATTGATCTTCTCCGCTATAACTTATTGACCCACTGGAAACAGTCGCATGGAGAGCGTACCCATCCGCTCCGGTTTGTGTTTCCACGGCATAAACCATTTTATTAGCGTTAGCATCGTAAACAGTTTTACAGGCCCTTAATATATAATCGGACCACTCTGCCCTTGTACCAAAAGTTAAAGTAGTACCAGAAGTTGAAACGGTGCGCGAGGTTAAAAAAACGTCAGCCCCTTGGTTAGACCTCCACGCAAACACAACTACTCCTTGTGTGGCATGGTAGTCACCAGAAACACCTTCTGAATTAAACGAAGAAAGGCCGGTTGTTACTGACCCAAAAGATATGCTAGTTCCTGATACTACGCCCGCAACCGCAGACAATCTGTAACTTTGGTCTGAATCTCTAAACGCAACAACTACTCTTTGAGCCGTTTTGTCGTACACTGCGGCAAAATCACTTCCAGAGTAGGAATGAAACGCTACGGCTGTCCCAAAACTAATGCTTGAGCCTGAAATAGTACCTACTCTTGCCGTAGGGTATGAACTATTATCGCGGTCTTTATAAACGACCACAATTTTTTCGTTATCGGTGTCGTAACAGGCGCTTGGAAACTCTGCGTTAGGGCTATATTCGGTTAAAGTTCCTACATCTTGAGGGTTCGCATTACCTGCAACAACACTAACAGTTCCATTAGAATTAAGCGCAACCGTAACCCCACTACCTAATGTGCCACTAGCCACGAAGTCTGCGCTTTTTGCTCCTGCTCCGGCAGGTAGTAACTCACTCAAATTGCTCATGTTGTGTAATCCAAGTTAATGCTAGTGGAGGACAGGGCTTTGCCTGCTAGTACGGTTTGTACGGATTGGCTTGTTGAGTATTGAAAAACCGAATTATTAGTGTTTCCAAGAATATAAAATTTATCGCCGTCAGCACTAAAAACCAAACTTGTTGGGGCTGTATCTTGTGCTTGTATAGAAAAGTTAATGTTAGCGTATGAGGCTGTTGAAAGGTCAAAAGCTGAAGACATGTTGTACTGATATATGCGGTCTTGAGTTTGCCCCACAACAAATATTCTATCTCCACTAGAACTAACGGCTATGCCTCTTGGCGAACTCTCTTGTGCCGTTACTGAAAGACTTTTAGAGGCATACGACGCGGTACTAATATCAAACCCTGTAGATAGTGAGTATTGATATACCGTGTCCGTTGAAAAACCCATAATAAACATAACGGTGCCGTCTGGACTAAAAGCCATGTCTCTGGGGTTGTCATCTTGGGAGCTTACCGTAAAAGAATCTACAAAAGTGGCTGTAGTCACATCAAATGCGGTAGCTAAAGTGTATTCACTAACAATAGCCGGGGTCGATCCACAAACAAACATTTTGGTTCCGCTAGGGTTAAAAGCTAGACCCAAAGGGGCAGTTTGTTGAGAGGTAAGTGAAAAACTTTTAGAGGCATATGCCGCGGTACTAATATCAAAAGCTGTGGTTAATGAGTATTGATATACTGTGTCAGTAAGATAACCACAAATATACATTTTTGTACCGTCAGAGCTGAAAGCTAGTCCTTCTGGGCCTGTTTCTTGGGAAGAAACTGAAAAACTTTTGTTTGAGTAAGCTGCGCTGGCTATATCGTAAAATATAAAAGGACCAAGCAATGTGCCGTCTGATTGAACGTAGTAATTCTGGTTAGGCGTGAGTCCTGTGACGTTGGTGGAGATACCGCCTTTGATTGTCACCGAGCCAGATGCAGTGTCCGAGATGGCAGCGTCTGTTATGCCTATGAAGTCGGTATTTGAAGCGCCTGCCGGTGATACATAAACAAGCCCACCACCCACTTCCGAGGAGGTTGTTCTACTTGCGCTTACAAACTGGTTAGTGTTTGTGTCATAGGTTAACCCGCTTTGATACACTTGACCTTGGTCGCTTGTAACGGCTCTCTCACCAGAGGCAGAAACACTTGTCCCAGAAACCGTTGCCGTAAATTGACGGATTTCGAACGGGGAAACCAAACTGCCATATATTACTTTATGGTTTTGGGTGTCGGGGTTATATGCCGCTGAAACTTCTCCGTTTACTCCTACACTAGCTAAAGTTACCGCTGTACCAAAACTAATTGAAGTACCTGAAACCGTGCCAACAACACCCAAAACATAATTAGTGGCGTTGTCTTTGTAGGCTATAAAAATTTTACCTGCGTTTGTGTCAAATGAACCGGAAGGGAATCTATTATCGGTGCTAGTATTAACGTCAACAGGTGTGCCCCAACTAATTGCCGTACCTGAAATTGTCCCTATGACCCCCTGAAAGCGGTTATTGTTACCTTTATAAATGTTAATAACTTTATTGTTTGTCGAATCGAAGGTTAAATCAATCATTTCTACCGTGAAGCTGCTGTTGTCCGTGTCAAACCGAACCGCTGAGCCAAACGATACGCTTGTGCCGGACACTTGCCCCGCAATACCCCAGCCTTGTTGAAACCCATCATATTTAGTAAACGCTATCGCAACACGATCCGCATTAGTATCATAAATTATTGACGTATAACGAGTGTTAAAACTTGAAAAAACGACCGCCGTTCCAAAGCTAATGCTTGTTCCAGAAACAGTCCCTACTATTGCAGCGCCGTAAGAGGAATTAGTGTCATCCTCGTAAGCGATTATTACTTTACTTGTGTCGGGGTCAAAAACAATATCTATATAGTTTGTCTGTCCTGCTTCAAACTGCACGGGAGTACCAAAAGATATAGACGTACCAGATACCGTACCCACTACAGCCATACCAACATCCGGCCCTGCTGCGGTTTCTCTATACGCTACAACAATTTTATCGTTTGTAGAGTCGTATGCAGAGGCAACATATCTTACTTGATTACTAGAAAACTCAACCATTGACCCCGAAGCCAAACCTATTGAACTCACAGTCCCATCGCTATTAAGCCCGACAGTAACCCCATTGCCTATAGTGCCACTAGCTACGAAGCTAACTTGCTTGCCACCCGCACCCGCAGGTAATAAATCTGTCAGATTACTCATGTCAAATCCATCATGTTAATTGTGGTTGCGGAGATTGCTTGGCCTACTTTGACGCTTGAGGCTGTAGTAGATAACGAGCCGTCTGCTTGGACGTAGTAATCAGAGCCTATGGTTAAACCTGTCTGCGCTTCGTTAATCCCACCGTAGACGTTTACAGCGCCTGTTGCTGTGTCAGAGATTGCTTCGGCTGTTATGCCTATGAAGTCGGCGGAGTTTGTCACTGTAGCCGCGTTCCGAAACATATTTACTCGACCAGTTGAAAAAGTTGAATCTCTCCGCGCTATGACTGTCTGCTTACTTGTGGAATCATAGGCTGAAGAAGTAGAAGTTGCACCACGCGACTCAACTCTAGTAGAACTTCCCCAAGTAATAGAGTTCCCAGATACTGCTCCAACGATGAAATGTAAATAACCAGAATCACTTACCTTTCTGAAAAAAGCATTTACTTTGCTGACGCTTGGGTTGTAGGTAACAGTGTTTGAGCTGGCAACATTTGAGCTTTCAAAAACTACGAGAGTGCCTATAGATACGGTAGTTCCAGAAATAGAAGCGACAAATGAAGTTCCGTAATTTGAAGTATTGTTGTCTGAAAAAAGTACAACCCATTTTTCCTCGGTTGTGTCGTATGAGCTACAAATACCATCTACAGGACTTGCTTTGAACTCAAGAGATGAGCCATAAGAGATAGAAGTACCGCTTACCGTCCCTGCTATTACTTCTCCTACGCCACCGCCTGTGGCATCTTTGTACGCCACTAAACAAGTTTCTTCTGTTTCAGAAAAGGTCGCAAATATTTCAGAAGTAGTTGCAGAATTAAAGATGGTAGCTGAGCCAAAAGATATAGAAGCCCCTGAAATATTGGCCACTCTCCCCATGCCGTAAGCTGAGACGTTTTCCGCCATAAAATGAAAAACAGTTTTAACGCCTGTTGCATCGTAACTGACATTTATCCACGATGTTACTCCGTTGTTAAATAATATAGGAGTGCCAAAAGATATTGACGTTCCAGATACTGTGCCTGCTATAGCTGTGCCTTTTTCGCTGTTTGCGCGGTCTTGATAGCCTATGATGACTTTTCCAGAGTTAACACTAAAACTAGCCGACACATATCTAACGAAGGATGCAAATTCGACCTCTGTGCCAAAAGAAATACTAGTTCCAGACACTGTACCTACGATGGCCTTACCTTTACTTGAGTCTCCACCATCCTCATAGGCAATAATTACTTTGTTGTTTACTGGGTCATACACCGCTGAGTTATATGAAGGAGTGCCTGCGTTAAAAGTAGCAGTTGCACCAGTGCCATCAGAATAACTTTCCCCCGTAACAGCCTCTACCGTCCCATCAGCCTTCAATACAACAGTAACCCCAGACCCTAAAGTCCCAGACGCAACAAAGTCTACAGCGTTTTGTCCGCCGCCTGTCGGCAGCAGTTCCGACAAGTTACTCATTTATACGCTCCAACCAATAGTGCCATCAATGTAGGTCATGGTGATTTCTGCGTAGTTCTTATCAAAGACCAGATCAGTTGCAGAGGCTGCGATGTTTGAACCGTTCCTAGCCACCGTGAATGTAGTAGTCGCTGCGTCACCTGTGCCGTCTTTAACCGTTACCGTGTCTCCTGCGCTTGGTGTGGCAGGTAGAGTGATTGTAATACCGCCTGCACTGGCTACGATGAACTCGCCTACTACTGCTGTGTAGCTTGTGCCTTTGAGGATTGGTAGGGCGTTAGCCGAAAGACTTGCCCGCGCACCCGCTGCCGTAGTTGCATTAGTACCGCCGTTGGCAACGGGAAGGGTTCCAGTAACTTGAGTAGTAAGATCGACGTTAGCCAGTGTACCGCCAAGAGTAAGATCGCCAGAGCTTGTAACCGTACCTGTAAGGGTAATGCCGTTAACTGTGCCCGTACCACCGACACTTGTTACCGTACCTGCACCGGCTTCTGTTGGGTTAGCATTAAGAACCGCAGCGCCTGCACCCGCACCATCAGTAACGACCATTGTTTTGTCGCCGTTAGGGATGTCTACCGTAGCACCTGAGCCTTGCTTGATCGTAATGATCTGGCCGCCAGTAGTGGCGTTCTCAATAATCCACGTCTTGGATACCGTGTTTGGTCCAAGCGTAATCTCACGAGTCGCTGTTAGCGATACTGCCGAAGTAAATTTTAAATACAGTGAGCGCGTGGCATCTGCTGTCGCGTCAGGCATAGTGAAGGTTTCGTTAGCGTCAGCCGCCATCTGCTTCGTGCCGTAGCTAAAACCGTCGGTAATCAGCTCAAGGTTAACGTTAGTACTGGTGCCCCAAGTGCCGTCTTCATCACCTGTGGTGATCTCTTTGAGCCGTAAATTATTTACATAAGTAGCCATCTAGTTTCTCCAGTATCTACACTAACGTGCTGCCGCCAGCGGCGGGGATGCTTGTCGCGTAAATCTTTGTATTCTGTCGTAAGTTTAGTGCTTCGCCGCAATCTGAGCAAGTATCGGCACTCAATTCAGCCTCGTTCACATCGTACCCGCAGTTGCTGCATACCACTTCAATTTCATGCTTCGGGTCTATTGCGCTACCCAAGTTCTTTGCTTCGTTTACTGTCTTCATGCTGCTATTTCCGTCCAATTAGGTGTTTGACTGTCGTCTACGTCTACCCATCCTGCATTCTGATTCGGTACGATTTCACCCCAAACTAGAACTGTTCCGACTTGGCCTGTGGCTTGTACGCCAATGGCGTATACCTTGGCTCCTGCTGTCTCGGTTGTTTCGCCTAGTGCTGTAGTACCCTGTACGCCTGTGACGTTGACGTTCTGTTGGAGCAGTACCGTAATATTGCCCAGTGTAGCTGTGGCTTGCAGACCTGTAGCATCAAGAGACGAATCCCCGATTATTTCTACGTTGCCCGCTGTAGCGGTTGCGGCTACGCCTGTGACGTTTATGGCTACGGTTGTTATCGGACCGGCTGTACCTAGTGCTCCAGTACCTTCAACGCCTGTAACAGAGAAGTTGGCATCCGCGTTAACTATTACCGTACCGATCTGACCGGTAGCTGCATTGCCGAGAGCTTCTATCGCTCCATCGGCGTTAACTGCAATATTGCCAAGGGTAGCCGTAGCTTGTACGCCAGTGACGTATACCCCAACGCCTTCTTTGACGTTTACTGAGCCTATCTCGCCGGTAGCTTGGAGACCTAGTGATTGCCCCCACGAACCTTGACCCCAGACTCCTCGACCCCAACCGCCTAGGTAAACAGTAGCGTTAAATACTGCAACACCTGTCTCGCCTGTGGCGCTGACTCCAGTAACCGAAACGCTTGCATTTGCTTGCGCTATGGCTGTACCTAGAGCCGCTGTACCCGCTACGCCGGTAACACTTACAACTGCATCACCCGTAACACCTACAGTCCCTACAGCACCTGTACCGATAGGCAGAGCATTACCTTCGCCCCACGAATCCGTACCCCAAGTGCTGAATCCCCAACCGGAGAGTGGGACCGTAACGTCAGTCATATCAGGACCTAAGCGATACGGATTATAGCGTTGCTCGCGTCAGCCGCTGGGAAGACAATAGTAAAGTCGCCCGCAGTAGAGGTCTTGTCCGCACCGAAGTCCAGAACTGCAACAGCAGGGTTAGTGCCGCCGTCTGCTAAGTAGATCAAAGCGCCACGAGCAGTAATAGTCGCTGTAGACCATGTAGTATCTGCAAAGTCTAAGAACGCTGTAGTGCCGCTAGAAGCTGGGTTTGCAGAGATAGTCAGGGTATTACCGCCTGCTACGTAGCCCGTGCCCGCAACCTCATTAGTCGCGCTGTATGCAGTAGTAGTCGCATCTAGCGTAGCTGATGAAGTAAACAGAGCAATTTTAAATGTCTGTGCTGTGCCGCTGCTGAAGTCGAACGTCCCATCAAGGATGCCAACTTTGAACGATGTAACCATAGCCTGTGAAATAGCCATTTGTGTTTCCTCTTAAATTAACGCGGGGTTATACGGAGTTGACCAGAGCGGTACATATCTTCCCGCATCTTGCCGTCCCCTAAGTTTTTGAGTAGCGCCATAGCGTCTACGTACATGCTTTGATACAAAGCTACCATATCTGGCTCACCTTTAATGAAGCGTATTGCCTCAACCAGAGCACCATTTAACAGCGCAGAATCAAACTCATCGCCAAGCCACGTAGTGCCCGCAGTAACAATAGACTCTGGGTAGTAGCCGTAATGAAGCTCCACCTCGTATGATGCGTCTGGTGTTGGGCCTATGATAAACGCTGTATCGTCAAAAAGGCCGTAATGCTTGGGCGTCCCAGTGCTAGTAGGTCCGGGATATGCCTCGCGGATGAAGTTAACATCCTTATTCAGCAGGTACTCGTAGTTGCCCTGAGCGTCGATAACCGCCAAAGAAAACGAATACAAGAAGTCTGTCGGGAACACCAAGTACTTATTTCCAGAAGTCAGGTTACCAGTCTGGTTACGACGCAAAGCCGGTATCTGAACAGTGTTATAAATCTTCTGCTCAGCCTGATCGGTAAACATAGCAAGCTGCTCATCGGTAAACGACTGCTCGCAGATGTCCTCAATATTTGTCTTCAGCTCGGTGTAATTCACCTGCTACTCCTTAACCCATTGGGCCTCGGGCCATAGTACCTTTAGTCGCTGCACCTACACCACGAACCTTAACACCGCTAGTCTTCATGTCTTTAGGCGGTTGGTTGCAGCAGTCAGCTACTTTGTACATAACAGGCTCGTTAGGGAACTCTATTACCTTCGGGGCCTTCACGTTTGATCTTGACTTCATTTTCATTTTGATCTCCTAGCTCGTAGTTACTGTTACGGACCCTACGGCTCCTCTTCCTTCCAAATTGTCTGGGGTAAGTCCAAAAGGATCGTTTAGTCCTACTGGGTCCCATCCCCATTGAATATCCCTACTTGATACTAACTCCGCAGAGTCTGGACGTGGGTTTCGCAGTGCTTGTGGGTCTTCAACTGGAAACTCACCTAGTTTGTTCTGTGGCTGATCTGGGTTCCAACACTCAGGGCATGCCTTAATGTTAGTCTTATTTCCCTTAACAATCAGCTCTTTAAGTTCACGTAGTTTGTACTGAAACCCACATACGTCGCATATCGCGATTGCTTTTTGCCCAGACGCATACTTGTAGCTCATGTCTACCTCACGCCATAGATACGCGGCACCAAGCTAAGTGTGGCTTTCTCTCTATCTTCACCCGCAGCTAACTCAAACTGACGCTCGTACTCGGCCTGTAGCATAGGAATACGTGGCATTAACTCAGGGTCTTTTTGCGCTATATAATACGCAAGCCCTGCAACGAGGCAGGGCAAGAAACGGAAGTTAACGTCTGCTGTGTTTACCCCTGTACCGGCATCTTCAATACGACGCATACGCCAATACTTAAGGATGTAGTAAGGCGCTACAAGCGTGCCTTGATCTGGCACAGGCCATACTGTTGCTGTTGGGTTAGCCTGCCCACGATCTATGTATATCTGGATGGGGCGGCCTTGGCTTAGCTTGTTAGGGATGCTGGAGTACGTAGAGACGCTGATTCGAGTAATGTTTAGATCAGACTGAGTGCTGATGTTGCCACTACCCGTACGCACTACGTGCTCTAATAAATCTATAGTATCTGCTGGCAGGTCGTAAGTGGCTGTGCCTTGAGCGAGGTTTAACGTGCC